AAGATGTTGTCATGCAGACGCTGAAAGATGTCATGACGGCTGGCGACATGGTGGTTGCTCAACAAATGGGTATGACACAATGAGCTGCGCAGACTTTATCGGCACCTTGTTCCTAGCGCGTGATGTGACGCACTCGGTGCATCTTAATACGAGGTCGTACGCCAAGCACGTTGCGCTGAACGAGTTTTACGACAACATCGTTGACCTTGCCGACAAGTTTGCCGAAGCGTATCAAGGCCGGCACGGGCTGATCGGGCCAATCACGCTGATGTCAGCCAAGAAGACGACAGACGTCATTGAGTTTCTCAAAGACTCGCTTGCGGACATCGAAGAGATGCGGTACAAGGTGTGTGAGAAGGACGACACGCCGCTCCAGAACATCATTGACGAGATCGTCGGGCAGTATCTATCGACGCTCTATAAACTGAAATTCCTTGCGTAAGGGCGCGTTATGGAACTGCTAAATCCTCTTGCTGATGCCAACTACCCCGCCTATACGGCGTCTTACACGGGCACAGCGGGGTCGACGACCGCTTGGCCAGCAGGACCGCAAGGCGTGGTGGTTTGGTCAACAACCGCTGCGTACGTCGTAATAGGCGAAGGTGTGACTGCGACTACCAGCTCAACACCCATCCCTGCCAATACGCCGATTCCGTTTATCGTGCCGCAAGGTACGGGCGCTCCGTGGCGGGTCAGTGCAATCCAGATTGGCAGCGCTGGCACCCTCTACGCTAAACCCATCAATATCCGATGAGCTTTGGCATACCCATCCGCAATGGCCTAAGCTTAGGTCTTAGGCCCGTCGCCACTTTGGCAACGGATCTTTCGTCTTTTGATCCTGGGCCGCCGTGGATTGTGTTGACTAGCAGCGGCATAGCGTATCTGGTCTATCAAGTCGTTCAAGATAGCTCTGGAACAGCCTACACAGTTTCGTTTTTAGTTAAGTCAAGCAACGGCGTTGACTACTACATAGCGCCGTATGAACCAAGTCTGTACTTGGATTACACCATCCCATCAAGCGGTGTGCCGGGGGTTCAGCCGGGCTACTATCTTGTAGATGATGTTTCTGGGAATCTCACCCAGACAACATTCTCTAGCCTTATCACCTTCAGCCGAGCATCCAACGCCACCAGATACAGCCCAACAGGGCAACTGGAATATGCCCCGCATAATCTGCTGTTGCAGAGTCAGGATTTTTCTACAACTTGGACTAATGGCAACACAACAGAAACCACAAACACCGCAGTTGCGCCAGACGGAACAACAACAGCGGATACGCTTGATGATGGGACAAGCACCGCAACGCATGACATTGCTCAAAATGTATCAATTACATCTGGAACAACTTATACGTTATCAGCGTTTTTTAAGAATATTGATCGTCAATATGTAATTTTGGCTTGTTCGACTGGAACCAATAGTTGGGCAAGTGCTAAGTTTGATTTAGTTGCTGGCGCTGTTGGTGCTACAAGTTCATCAGGGGCTGGTTGGTCAACAACCTCATCGAGCATTACTAATGTCGGTAATAGTTGGTACCGCTGCACGATTACATTTGTACCGGGGACTACATCAGCAACAGGTGCCAATCGTATAGGTATGGCGACTGACAGCACGACGTTTACTGCTGGTCTACGAGGGCTTGAGTCCTATACCGGCACTAATAAACAGATTTACATCTGGGGCGCTCAGTTAGCAGTTGGCCCCAACCCTCTCGACTACACTCCCACCACCACCGCAGTGGTGTACGGCCCTCGGTTCGACTACAACCCTTCCACACTGGTGGCACAGGGGCTGTTGATAGAGGAGCAGCGGACGAATAGTCTGACGTACAGCGAGCAGTTTGATAATGCGGCGTGGTCGAAAACCGCATCGAGCATTACAGCTAATGCTATTGCATCTCCTGATGGAACACTGACTGGCGATAAATTAGTTGAAGATACTGCAACTAGTGCACATACAATTTCTCAATCGTTGTCAGCAACAACTCAAAGCTACACGATTTCCGTTTATGTTAAAAAAGCGGAAAGAAAATATTTTCAACTTTTTGGCCGCAGAGACTCAACAAACTATAACGGCGTAATGATTGATCTGGACACCGGATCATTGTTGCCTCCGACAAGACCAGCTACCACCAGCAATGTATCAACAACCACGGCGACTTCCGTTGGCAATGGTTGGTGGCGAATTGCAATGACTTACTCGTATACAACGACAGGGACGACGGTTGCGCTTTTTGCTCTTACTGACGACAGCCAAACGTATTCATACACCGGCGACGGCACCTCTGGCATCTACATCTGGGGCGCCCAACTAGAAGCCGGAGCGTTTGCAACCTCATACATCCCCACCACCACCGCAGCCACTACCAGATCGGCTGATATTGCGAGTATCGGTACGCTGTCGCCTTGGTACAATGCGACAGAGGGGACGTTGTTTACCGAAGGAACTGTGGTCAACAACATAAGTGGAACGACGGCAAGAGTCTTTGGTTATTTTGCTGACAGCGGCGTAACAAATCTTTTTTCTGTTGAAGCTAGATCTGCAACTAGTACAAGAGCCAGAATTTTGACTGGCGGTGTGACTGTAAATGCTTCGGATACGATAGACGTGCTTGGTGTTAATGCAAAGTTGGCAGGTGCATATGGTTCGGATGGCGCAACAATTTGTGTGAACGGCAGATCGCCTGTAACTGCTGCAAGTTCTTTGCCTACTGGAATTGCCGCTTTGTATTTGGGTCAAAACTCGGTTCCTACCGCCGCTTCAATCGCTAACGGCTACATCCGCCGCATCACCTACACCCCCCGGCGCCTGACCGACGCTGAATTACAAAGTTTGACGAGTTGAGGACACTATGCTCGACGAACAGCCTGTAGCCCCGTGGACTGACCTGTATCTCAGGTTTAGTTCTGAGCAAGTCGCATACGAGCAACTGCTCGCGGCTGGGCTTCTGCAAGAAGTAGAAGAAGGGTACGCTCCTGTTGACGCATCGGTCGATTACATTGGCGTCATCTACAAGCCTACTGGCACCATGATTGAAACCGATGAAGGTGAACAGCCTGAGATGGCTTCGTTACCGGGGTGGCACGTTAACGTCAGGCTGAGTGCTGATAAGACTTGCCCAGAGTCTCTACAAAGCGCGGTTGTGTCGCCTGTGGCTCCTGTAAGAGTCTGGGCATAACAGTAGTAGAATTGCACAACAAAATTTGAGGTAAATCATGGCCGCATACGAGGTTCTTCTTCTCAACACAGTTGTCCCGCAGATCCAAGCCGCACAAGCAGGCGACAGCTATGTCATGGTGGTGAACGCCACCACTCCAGCACTCAGGATCACGCAGACGGGTACCGGCGATTCCATTTTGGTGGAAGATGCAGCTAACCCCGACAGCAGCCCGTTTGTGGTGACTGCGGCGGGGGATGTTGGGATTGGGACTGCTTCGCCTACATTTAAATTGCAAGTTATTGGTACTTCGCAACTTAGTCTGAGCGCAGCTGGGACTCAACAGGCTCTGCAACTTAACAACAGTGACACCACCGCTGGAACACAAGCTGTAAAACTTGGGTTCTCAAGCGCAGGAGTAACAAAAGCGTCAATTAACGCTGCCGTGTATGGCAACGATTACATGACATTTAATGTCGGTAGTGACACCGAACGCGCCCGTATCACCAGCGGTGGGAATTTGTCACTTGGCGGCACGGCAGATCGGGCTACAACAGTTGGCACAAAAGCACTCAACATTTTTGATGGCACGGCTCCTGTTGGAACTCTGGCTAATGGCATCAGTCTTTATTCGTCCAGCGGTGAAGCGTATGTGATGGACGCGGCAGGTAACGCCACGCTGTTCTCTCCGCACGATTTAGAGACAAACGAGTGGATCTTTAAGTCCAAGCACACCCCGTCAGGCAAAGTGCTAAAAATTGACGTTGAAAAGATGCTTCGGTTCATTAACGACCACTTCGGTCTTGACGCAATTCACGAATTTACCGAGGAATAAACATGAACTGGAACATCTCCCAGCTTGACTGCAAAGTATCAGAAGGCGATCTGTCTGACGTTTGCATCGTCGCCCACTGGCAGTGCTCGGATACCGTAGACGGCTACTCAGCTTCCGTCTATGCAACCTGCTCGCTGCCTTCTCCTAATCCTGAGTCCTTCACCCCCTACGCCGACCTAACCCAAGAGCAAGTGCTCGAATGGATTTGGGCGAATGGGGTTGACAAGGACGCGACCGAGGCTGCGGTGGCTCAGCAGATCGAGAACCAGAAGAACCCCCCGGTAATTGCTCCTGCACTTCCTTGGGCGTGAGATGCGAGTAACTTTCGGACAGTGGACGCCGGACAGACCCGGTATTGCTGACTCGCTAACGGAGGCAGAGAACTGTCTCCCGCTGGGTGTTGGCTACGGTCCCATGCCATCCGCTGCCGACTTCTCCAACTCTGCAAGTGAAAACCTGCTGACTTGTTCTGTAGCCCGGTGGAACACCGACACCCTGTTGATCGCTGCTGGCGCTAACAAGCTATTCCGCTACTGGCCTAGCAAGATTGCAACGATTACCGGAGCGACGAACGCTAACCCTTGCGTAATTACCGCTACGGGTCACGGGTTCCGTACAGGGATCACAGTATCGATTGCATCTGTCGGTGGGATGACGCAGCTAAACGGCAACTCTTACGTCATAACGGTGATTGATGCTAACTCGTTCAGTCTGAACGGGGTGAACTCGACAGCGTTCGGCACTTACACCTCTGGAGGCACAGCGACAACGCTGAAGTACCTTCAGGACGTATCGCGCACTGCGTCTGCCTACACGACGACAACACAGTGGACGTTCACGCAGTTCGGTCAGACACTAATCGCTGGCAACGGTCTGGACAAACTCCAGGCATGGACGGTTGGATCGTCTGCTAACTTTGCCGATCTGAACGCATCTGCGCCTACTGCTCAGTTTGTGACGACTGTTCGTGACTTTGTAGTCACTGGCAAGCAGGCCAGCTATCCCAATCGAGTGCAATGGTCTGACATTAACGACGCTACAGACTGGACATCTGGTTCTGGTAGTCAGGCTGATTCGCAGGATATTCCTGACGGTGGTGAAGTTAGAGGGTTGACTGGTGGTGAGTTTGGGCTTGTGCTCATGGAGCGTTCTATTGTGCGGATGACGTACATTGGCGCTCCCCTTTATTTCCAGTTCGACACGCTCACCCGTTCGCTAGGTTGCTACGAGTCTCGTTCTGTCGTGCAGTACGGGTCGATGACGTTCTTCCTGTCAGACGATGGGTTTTTTGTCTGCGATGGTCAGACGGTTAAACCAATCGGCGCTGAGAGGGTAGACCGTTGGTTCTACTCTGTGCTCGATCCTGGCAAGTTAACGGAGATGTCTGCTGCTGTTGACCCGATCAACAAGACGGTGACATGGTGCTTTACCGACATCTTTGCCATGAAGCAACTGCTGGTCTACAACTGGCAGGTAGACAAGTGGACGCATGGCGAGACAACTGCTGACTATGTGAGCACTGTCGCTACAAGCAGCGCTGACCTGGAGAGTCTAGCCGCGCTGTATCCGAACATCGACACGGTTCCTGCAAGTCTGGACTCTCGGATTTGGTCTGGTGGCAAACTGATTCAGGGTGGCGTCGATGGGGATAAGATCATTTCGTTCGGCGGTGACGACCTTACTGCTACGCTTCAGACTGGCGATATTGAGGCGCAGGGTCTCGAATCTATCATCACGCTTGCGAGGCCACTGATTGACAACGGGTCAGCTACTGTTGCGGTAGCGTCTCGAAAGAGGTTGGACGGGAACATCAGCTATGCGAGTCCTGTTGCTGCTGATTCTGATAATCGCGTGTCTCTACGTTCTCGCGGTAAGTTTCATCGTCTATCTGTTGTACCAACTGGCAATTGGGTCAGCGCTGTAGGTGTTGACGTTGATCTGATTCAGACCGGGGGACGATGATGTTTCTGCGTCTGCCCCAGGCCGGTGGACAGCCGAGGCAAGTCGCTGAAGTTGTCAACCGCATCCTTGATGGCAAGATCAACTCTGTCAGCACTATTACGCTGGCGACTGGTAACGCCACTACCACCACCCTTCTCGACGCTAGGATCAGCGAAGATTCGTTGATTCTGTTTGTACCGTACTCCGCTGCTGCGATAGCCGATGCAGTGCCATACGGGGCGTTTCAGGACACTACAGACCAGACCGCTGCTAGCACAACCGCTGCGTATGCGGTGACGTTTAACACGACGGACTATGCTGTTGGTGTTGCGATTGTCAGCAACTCGCAGATCACAGTTCGGTCTGCTGGCGTCTACAACATCCAGTTCTCGTTTCAGTTCGCCAATACCAGTGTTTCGATCCAAGACATTGACATCTGGTTCCGCAAGAACGGGACGGATGTTGCTGGGTCGAATAGCAAGTTCTCAGTCCCTAACAGTCATGGCGGGACGGATGGCCATCTGATTGCTGCGCTGAACTTCTACATTCAATTAGCAGCAGGTGACTACGTTCAGATTATGTGGGCGACCACTTCTACAGATGTGACTCTGGAGCAGTTGCCAGCGCAGACAAGCCCGACGCGACCGACGACTCCGAGTGCGATTGTCACGATCAACAAGGTAGATGAATCGTCATCGTCTGACATCTACGCATCGAATCAGACTCAGGGTCAGTGTACGGTCAACCATTTTGCTAACGCGACCGCAGACAAGACGTATCGGTATGTCGTCCTTGGATAGGGTGTTCATCGAACCGCACAAGTTGCGTGAAATCTGGGGGTGGGTCAGACCTGGGCTGTTGGAAGTACAAGAATACTCAGATGGCAACTGGATACCGGAGGATGTATACACCGACTGTTTTAATGGTCGGTCTATGCTGTGGGTAGTGATGGATCAGGGTAAGCCTGTTGGGTTTGGAGTGATGCAACCGTTGGGTGACTGCCTTCATGTTTGGTGTGGTTGGGGGCAGATGCTGATGGATGAGGGCTTTAGGCACATCCGCGAGATTGCGAAAGCGGGTGGGTCGCGTAGAATTTCATTTGACTCAAATCGTCCCGGTTGGGAGCGTGTAGCGAGAAAACACGGATTCCGACCCAAGCAGTGGATAGCAGAGGTGTAATCATGGCTGGCGGTGGATCGCAACAAGTCTCACAACAGCGGATTGATCCGACTGTTCAACCGTTTGTGCAGTTTGGGCTACAAGAGGCGCAGCGTCTCTACCAGGGTGGGCCTCCGCAGTATTACCAGGGTCAGACCTACGTTTCACCTAGCCAGTTTACGACGCAAGCCTTGCAATCTGCTGGTCAGCGAGCGATGGCAGGCTCTCCGCTCCAACAGACCGCGCTACAACAGCAACTCGGGACGGTATCCGGTGCGTATCTCGGACCGAATCCGTTCCTGCAAGGCGCTATTGCTGCTGCGTCTCGTCCGTTGGAGCAACAGTTCCAGCAACGTCTAGGACAAATCCAGTCACAAGCGTCTGCTGCTGGGCGATATGGGTCAGGTGCTCAGGCTCAGTTGGAAAGCGGTGCGACAGAGGCATTTGCTCGTGGATTGGGTGACATCTCTCAGCAGATGGCGTATCAGAACTACGCACAGGAACGTGCTAGACAAGAAGCCGCAGCCGCTGGTGCACCGCAACTCGCGCAGTCCGAGTACGCCGATCTTCAGCGTTTGTTGCAAGCAGGACAGGCTCAGGAGGCTTACCAAGAGCAAGCGCTTGCAGCAGACATTGCTCGGTTCAACTTCGGCCAGCAAGCCCCGTACAGCGCTCTACAGAGCTTCCTGGGATCGGTATACGGTGCTCCGATGGGGACGATCACTACTGCGCCGACGTATCGTTCTCCGATTGCTGGTGCGCTTGGCGGTGGTCTAGCTGGGTACACCTTGGGCGGCATGGCTGGTGGGCAATACGCCGTTCCTGGTGCTGTTGCTGGCGGTCTGTTGGGCGCAAGCGGGAGGTAAGCATGGCTGATCCGGCAACGATGATGATGGCAGGTGCTGCGCTGGGTGCGGCAACCAATCGAGACGACCCGCTGAAGGGTGCGATGATGGGCGCTGCACTGGGTGGTGTTGGCGGTGGTATCGCATCCGGTGCTTTAGGTGGCGCTGGTGCGGCGGGTGTTGAAGGAATCTCGCTTGCAAGGCCGGACGTTGCACCTGTGCTGTCGGACTACATTACTGCTAGTCAGGCGCAAGGATTGGTGCCGATTGCTGGCGACCAGATCATGCCGACTGTGTTGTCAGAAACGCCGATGTTTGACTTCGATGCTATCGCTCGTGCAAGCCTTGGAAGCGATCTCCCAGGCGCATCTGCGGTGGCTGGCGCATCTCCAGTGCAAGCCGGGTTAAACCCGATGCAAGCCTTGTCTGCTATGAATATGCTGGGTGGTCAGCAACAGCCGCAGCCAATGGCCGGTGGTGGAGTAAAGCGCGGTGATCCTCGGCTAGTGCAGCAAGACGCAATCATGTCGCTGCTGGCTCCCAAGCGTGTTGAGAAACGACGAATTAGCCTGTTGTGAGGGCAAACATGGACCTGTCTAATTTCTTCCCTGCTGCGCCTTCTTACCTTCCTGGTCTACTGGGAGAGGAACAGGCAAGGCTAGCCCAGCGTCAGGCGCAACAGCAGGGTCTGCTGGGTGCCGCTCTCGGTCTTATGCAAGCCGGTGCGCCTAGCCGTACTCCGATCTCCACCGGACAGGCGTTAGCGCAGGGTCTAGCGGCTGGACAACAAGCGTATAGCGGGGCACTTCAGCAGCGGGTGCAAGAGCAGATGATTGCGCAGCAGATCGCTGAACAGCAGCGAGCACTGCGAGAGCAAGAGGCTGCTAGGGCGATTCTCCCGTCAATCATGCGGCAAGGTCAGGCTCAACCGACGCTTTACGGTCAGCCAACGGCATTCCCGTTGCGAGACGATGAAGGCAACGTAATGCCTGGGGCTGGTGTTAGCCAAGGTGCGCCATCTCTCGACATGAACGCTGCGCTGCGATTACTGACAGAAGCTCCTAGTGTTGCGGCAAAGGTTCTTCCAACGATTCAACAATTCCAGAAGTTTGGTCAGCCTGAACGAGTGACAGTAAAACCTGGAGAGCAGGTATTTGAAGTCAGGGACGGTCGATATGTTCCGGTTGCTGGGACGGAAAGGCCAGAATTTGTTTATGAAAAACTTCCAGACGGTACAGTGATTCGTCTGGATAAACGTGGTGGTCCTGCTGAGGCTGTTTGGTCTGCTCAGAGAGAAGCAAAACTAGATGATGCTGGGCGCATTTATGCACAAGTCACGTTCGGCAAAACTGACGGGTTGACTCCTGCTCAACTGTCCGAGGCGTTCAACTTCCAATCGCGTCCATCTCCGAAAGACTACACAGATTTGATTTTGAAAGCCCAGGCTATCAAAGCAGATACTGGTGTTGATCTGATGCCGCAAATCAGCCAGATGGGACAACGAGTATTTGGTGGTGCAACTGCTGCACCCGCTGCTGAACAACCTGCTGTAGCAACTCCGGTTCCTGCTCCAACCGATGCCGCGCCTGCTCCGTTGCAACCTGCGTTTATGCAGGCAACTCCTGAAAATCCAATGGTGACAAATCAAGATGTTCCATTGAAATTTAGAAATGAGTTGCGAGCTTCACAGCCTGCTGTGTTGAAAGCAAGCATTCAAGCAGTTCGTGAATTTCGAGACTTGAGAGACACGGCTGAAAAACTTTTAGCAAACGAAAGTGGGTTGAAATCTGCTGTTGGGCTGGGTGGCTCGACTCTGGCACAAATCCCAGGCACTGCGGCTGCTGATGCCGCTGCCATCTTGGACAACCTAAAGAATCGTTCGTTTACTGCTGGCATCATTGCGCTTCGTCAGTCATCTCCAAATAACTCTGGGGTTGGGTCGCTCACTGAACGAGAGGGTGCTAGGTTTGAGAACCTGCAAGCAAACCTAAATCAAGCGCAATCATTTGAGCAGATTAGAGATCAACTTAGGCAGTTAGTGCGCTACTCGAATGAGTCTTTAGGGAATTTGAAAGATGCGTATTCAAGAGATTTTGGGCCTAACAAGACTCTGGATGAAGTGCTGAAACAGGAAATTGTGCAACGTCCTGTGAACACTCGTGACAAGTTGAACAAGATTTTTGGGAGGTAGTAATGAATCTTTCTGATCGTATTTCCGCTGCTAGGAAAGAGGGAATCTCGGATCAGGAGATTCTTGGCTACATTATCGACAACAAACTGTCAGACAAGGTTGTTGAAGCCGCCAAAACCGGAGCCTCGCCAACAGAGATTTTGGATGTTGCGACTGCTGGCAGAAGGACAGAGGAACGTCTTGCAAGGATTCCAGGTGTTGCGGCTAGAGGTGCGATGCCTGCTGCGGTTGGTGCTGCTATCGGCGCTCCATTTGGCCCTGTTGGAATGCTTGCTGGGACCGTTGCTGTTCCTGCTGCGGAAGCGTTAACTCAGTTGTACAACACGCTTGCAAGCGAGCAATATCGAATCCCGACACCGATGCAAGCAATCGAGTCTGTCGGATCATTGCTTGGGCTTCCAAAAGCGGAGACGTTGCCAGAACAGGCGATACAAGCCGCTGGCGGTGCGGTTGGTGGCGTGATTGGCCAAATCCCTGGCGCTGCTCGATTGGCTCAGACTGCAACGACCCCTGTAGGTAGGCAAGTTGCTGAGACGTTTGCTGCTCGTCCTGGTGCTCAGATGACAGGTGCAGCGGTCGGCGCTCCTACCGGTGAGGTTGTAACAGAAGTCACTGGATCGCCGATTGCCGGGATGCTTGCAGGTATGGCAGCGGGTGGTGCTGCTGGTGCAAGACGGGGAGAGCCAGAAGTTGCGCCTACTCGTGCCGCTGTTCAAGCAGAGTCGCAGGGAGCGTATCAACGAGCGACGCAATCTGGCGTTATCGTTACTCCGCAAAGTCTTCAAAATGCTGTTACAGGAATTACGCAACGGGTCAGGAATGCAGGGTATGACGAAGGCTTGCATCCCCGTGTTGCAGCGGTTCTGAACCGTCTAGAGCAAGAAGGGCAACAACCCAGAACGCTTGATGAGCTTGAGATTTTGCGTCGAGTTGCGTCTGGCGCTGCCGCATCGAATGAAAGGGATGAGCGCAGGATTGCTAGGCTTATCGTGAACCAGATTGACGACTATGTTAACAACATCAGGCCAGCAGATTTAGTTGCAGGGAATCAAGCTGGTGTGAACGAACTGCGAGATGCTCGCAGGTTGTGGAGCATGAACGCAAAGGCTGGTGTGTTTGAGGAAATGGTTAATCGCGCCCAAACAACTGGCGCTAGCACTTACACGCAATCAGGGTATGAAAATGCTTTGCGTGGAGAGTTTAGGCGACTTTCAAACAATCAGACTCGTATGCGTCAATTCACGCAAGCCGAACAAGATCAGATCACACAAATTGCTCGCGGTGGAAACTTGCAAAATATGTTGAGAATGATCGGCAAGTTCTCTCCGACGAGTGTGATCTCTGCACCATTGTCTGCTGGAACTGGGTTTGTGCTTGGTGGTCCCGCTGGTGCTGCTGTAGTCCCTGCTGTAGGGTTGGCAGCGAGGTCTGCATCTGAAAGAATGATGCAACAGCAGGTTGACGAGCTTATCAATCAAATCTTGTTGGGCAGGCCGCAGCAACGTGGCGCTCCGACGTACTTCAACATTCCGGCAAGTGGCGCAAGCTATCAGCCAGTGCAGGCAGAGTAACCATGACAATCGCAAAACTCAGCGAGTATTCGACCACTCCTGCAAGCAACACCGACATCGGTGGAATCAACATCAACGAAGGGTGTTCGCCTGCTAACCTGAACAATGCCATCCGAGAGTTGATGGCACAGTTGCGAGACTTCCAGCTAGGCAATCAGACCAGCAATCAACTGTCAGTCGCAGGTGGCGGCACTGGTCTTACGTCCGCAGGCGCTGCTGGCAATGTGCTAACGTCAAACGGTGCTGATTGGACCACAGCCGCACCGAACTACGTCCCGACCGGCGGCATGATGATGTGGGGCACTGCCTCCGCTCCGTTTGGCTATCTACTGTGTAACGGTGCTGCTGTCTCCCGCTCGACTTATTCCGCGCTGTTTGCTGTGCTTGGTACTGCATACGGATCGGGTGACGGGTCTACTACGTTCAACGTGCCTGACTTCCGCGACCGCTTCCCTGTTGGTGCTGGCACGACCTACAGTGCTAACTCAACTGGTGGTAGTGCTAACGCAATTACTGTCAGCCACACTCACACCTTTACGTCTGACGGTGGCGGCAGTCACTCGCACGACGTTGGAGCGAGTTATATCGGTTCTGGAATCGCCAGCAACGGTGGCTATATTACGCCTACCGGAACAGGAGCAACGACCAGCACAGCACCGACGCACACACACACTGGCACAACGGATTCCTCTGGTTCGTCTGGCACCAATGCGAACCTCCCGCCCTACCTTGGGGTCTACTTCATCATTAAGACATGAACGACATTGAGGCCAAATTGATGACGCACGAGCAGGTTTGCGCTGTCCGGTATGAAGGCATCAACGCTCGATTAAAGCGTCTAGAACAGATTCTCATCGGCAGTGCCGGTTTTATCATCGTCCTGTTGATCGGTGTTGTGTTGAAAGTATGATTGAAGTCGCTGTAGTTCTCGCTACCGCCCAGGCCGCTGTCGCTGGCATCAAGCAAGCGATTCAGATCGGCAAGGAGGCGCACGAGTGCTTAGGCGACTTCATGAAGCTATTCGACGCTCAGGATCAACTCCAGAAAGCGTCACTGGACGAGAAGGCTAAGCAAAAGCCAGAACAGTCGGCGATGAGCGAGGCGCTAGAGACTGTCATTGCCGCTAAGAAAGTTCGCGAGATGACACAGGAACTTAAACAGTTCCTGATATGGTCTGGTCAAGCTGAGGTGTGGGACGAGATCCAACGCGAGCACAACGCAGTAGTACAGAGACGCAAGGCGGCAGAATTGGCTGAACAGCGAGAAAAAGAGCGATTAGCAAAGCAGAAGAAGGAACGTGCGCTGATTGCTGTCGTTGTCGGCATTGGCGGCATCATTCTGTTCCACCTTGTCAACTACATCATCGACGCATGGCCGGGGCACTAAAGTTTCTGGTGGTCAGCATCTTGTTTATCGAGGTGCTGATGCTATTTCTCGCAAAGGTTTCGACATGAAGATGAGTACAGAGGAGGTCGAAGTTAGGGTGTGGGCAGTCATTGCTCTATCGCTAACCGGCATCCTGGTTGCCTCCGTCATCGGCATCATTCTTGGTGTGCTGTTTGTCGAACACGACATGGAGCGCATCAGCCCGATTGACACGCAATTCATGGCGATTCTGAAAGACATCATGCTTTTGTGCATCGGCGCTGTCGGTGGAATTGTCGGGCGCAAGGGCGCGTATGCCGCTGCCAACATGATTGCAAAGGACAAAGATGATCCCGCTAGGCCCACTGCTTGAAGTTGGCGGCAAGATTCTTGATAGAGTCTTGCCTGATCCTGTTGCTGCTGAAGCTGCTAAGAGGGAGCTTGCAAAGCTAGAGCAGGATGGTGAACTGGCGAAGATGGCTCAACAGACGAAACTGTTTGAGCTAAACGTCGAGAACACGAAGTCCGCACGAGAGATGCAGGTAGCCACTAGGAGCCGCATCCCTGCTGTGTTGTCCATCGTTACCGTTGCTGGGTTCTTTGGTCTGCTTGTAGGCTCTGCGCTTGGCTACATGACGCTTACTGGTAGCGATGTGATGATGCTGCTGCTGGGTGTGCTCGCAAGGGAAACAGCCAGCGTGTACAACTTCTGGTTGGGTTCGTCCAACTCCAGTCAACAGAAGGATATGCTGAAGAAATGAACTCTAACTTTGATGCCGCACTTGCAGCGGTTTTGCATCATGAAGGGGGTTATGTTCACCACCCGTCTGACCCAGGCGGCATGACCAATCTCGGGTGCACTAAAGCAGTCTGGGAAGCGTGGTGCGGCAAAGAGGTAACCGAGCAAGAGATGCGCGACCTTCAGCCGACGGACGTTGCTCCGCTCTACAAGGCGCAATATTGGGATCGCGTGAAAGGCGACCAGCTTCCTGCTGGAGTCGATTACGCTGTGTTTGACGCTGCTATTAACAGCGGTGCTGGCCGCGCTGCTCGTTGGTTGCAGGAGTGTGTCGGCACTCAACCTGACGGTGCTATCGGTCCGTTGTCTCTGCAAGCTGCCAATGCGATGGTTGCTGCTGATCTCATCAACATCTACTGTGACAAGCGTCTGTCGTTCCTGAAGGGCTTGCAGACCTGGGATGTGTTCGGTAAAGGCTGGGAGCGCAGGGTTGAGGAAGTGCGCTCCGCAGCACTCAAGATGGTTTAGAAAGCTGAATCCTCTCGCGGTTTAGGTTCGGCAAGTGTTGCCCATCCATCCCAGTTGACCGGGATGCTCTCCATTTTGAGAGCTAAACCGTTGTTCGTCTGCATGATGACACCGACCTTCTGCCAGCGTTTTTTCTCCTCTCCGTTGCGGTTCTTGTACGTTCCGGTGGTTGCGATCACTTCGTATGCGAGGGGCATAGTTGCTCCATAAGGTTGTTAACTTCAGACAGAAACTCTTTTACTTTGCTCTCGAACTTCTCCAGTTCCTCCGCACTGGGTTCAAACCTGACAACAAACAACTGTAGATGCTCTGGGAACCTGTTGTCGAACGACACGAAGTCCACCCATTTCCTGCCGGTACAACTGAGTTGAGCCAGCATCTGCGGAATGTACTTTTGTGGTGGTTTTTTCGCTTGGATGTACTCCAGATGTGTTGTTGACCGGGGGCACTTGATCTCCACCAGCCCATCACTCCCAACCAGGCCATCAGGACTCGCACCGAACCATAGGATAGTCGGGTGCTTGATGAAGCCCACCTCGTCTACAAGTTCATTGCTAGCCTGATACGCTGCTCGTGCGACAGGCTCCACATCGATGCCACGCTGCATATCAGCATTAGTGTAGAAGTCCTGCGACTGTCCTGTAAGCCTCTCTGTCACAAGCTGGGTGATGTATCCCTTTCGAGCCTGTGTGTCTTTGCCTGCAAGAATGTCGGAGGCTCTGGAGCCTGTTGCATGGCCCAGCCTAGCTTGATGCCACTCTACGCTTCGCTGATCCATTTGTGCACCCGTTGGTTGCGTCCAGAGGACGATTTACGTTTCCCGATGGGGATGATGTATCCCTTTCGCACGAGAGGCGCTATGCGTGGCGTAACGGTGTTTAGCGGCAGTCTGGTAAGCAGTGCCACCTCCTCCGCTATCAATCCCCCAGGTGACTTCCAGAAGGCCTCCAACACGATGCGCTCGATGCGTGTTGTGTTGATGCTGGCCGCAGCCTCGTGCGAGGTATCTGGGTCATCGTTTCGTGCTAACCCGTATGTCATTTCGACACCTTCCAGTCTTGGCAGGGGATGGGAAACAGAGGCTTGTGATAGAACCGGCGAAGGATGAGCGTCTCTGAAGTCCAGAAGGCTCCAGGGTTCTCCATCTTGCATTCAGCGATGGCGAGGTCGAGCGAGAAGTTGTCTCCGTTGAAGTCAACATCACCTTGCTTGTAGCCTCGCTTGATACGGGAGGCGTTTTTCAGTTTTTGTTTCTGTGCGTCAGTTAGCATTGTCGATCTCCAGCAGTTGTTGTTTGCGGGTGTTCTTAGCTTGTTCGATCAGTGCAAGGGACTCTTTGTCTGACTGATACGCTTTGTAAGCCAGCGCGTATTTGTTCTTGAGGTCATCCAGCGACGCGGCTTTGAGCAGGTTCTCGATGGTCGGATGCGCATCGCGTTTCTTGCTTGCAGCGTTACCGTCATCGTCTTCTGGTGCTATCCCGGTTGCTGCCATCAAGCTATACCTGCGAGCGTATGTCAGAGCAGAGCCGTATCCCTGTGGATCGTGTTTGCTGGCAGGAACGTGGAGCTTGCCACCTGAGAACGTCTCGCCTGACTCGTGAACGAACACTGTCTCAACGATGACGCCATCTGCGCATTCGTGCGTCTGCTGGATGAGAGCGATACCGTTGGCGTTGAGAGCGTCTACGACTGCCTCGACACAGGCCGCGAGATCGGCATAGCGCGACTTGAAGTGCGGATTACTGCTTGACTTTAGCGCTGGGCCGAACTGTTTCTGCGACTTCACTAATGCTGCTGCGATCTGTTTCATGGTTGTTATCCTTGAATCGTTTCCATTTCAGTTGATACGACTGTTGCTCGCTAGGCGGTGTGTAGCCGAATTTTCTCCAGGTTGCTTCTACGTTTGTGGCTGCTGCGGATATCCACTTGAACTCAGGGTCTAGAAGATGCGCCACAGCAGTGCTCCGATAGTGGACTCCGATCCTACAAGCAAATCGACTGCTGTTGTGCCAAGCATGACGCCGAGCGTTCCGAAAACTGCGTAAGCCAAAACCGTTCTCATGCTTTCCTCCAGATGTTGAACTCTTTCAGGAACACATAACGCATTACGTTATGAGCGACCTGTTTTGCGTCTTTGCCTGCCAGCACAGCAACGGTGACTTGCTTGGCAAGGTCGCACCACTCATCACTGCAAGCTGCAACTTCATCCCAGACCCGCCAGATTTCTTCCGGTGATTCGCTGGCAAGCCAATCGTCTACCTCTTTGGCTTGTTGTTCCTGCTCCCACTCCCAGCGATAGTGCTGCTCCCAGGCCGCTTGTTCCGGTTCCTCGAACATGGTGTCGTAGGTTCTCATTTCGTCTCCAGATGGGCTTTGGCAATCACGATGTCGGCATAGTTGCGATTGACTGCTTTCAACTCTCGCTTGACCGCTGACCACACTGCTTTGTCTGCTTGCCAGTCTCCGGTTTCGACGTTGCAGAGTTGGTAGAGCACGCGCATAAGGTCTACGATCCGCGCTTCGTTTTTCTGTGCTTCTGCTTCCCAGGGTTCCACTTTTGCCTCGGTTGTTGTGTTGCAGTGGTTGACACTATATGTCATCTCTTTGGCATTGTGTTGAAAAATATTTTTATCGTTCTTGCGATACCTATAGGCAATGCCTAACACCTATGTATTGCGTATGTCGCTACAATGTCATAGCATAGCAACTTTACGGGGGTGACATGACGCAGGAACAGGCAATCGCGCTAGCAGCAGCAATCATCGGCGGCAAGGGCAAGCTGTGCAGCTTGTTGGGACTCAAGCGGCAGGCTATCCATAACTGGAGGCGAGCCGGTCGGATCCCTCTCAATCGTGCTGTTGAAATCGAGCGACTGACAGGGGGTCGAGTGACGTTGGCAATGCTAAGGCCCGACTATGACACTAACCGCTAGGTCAAAGGCTATATACGTCTCGCAAGGCTATCAGGTTGCTCTAGTCGAGCATTACAACTCGTTCACCAAGCGCAAGCACGACCTCTGGGGCTGTATTGATCTGCTGGCAATAGGTCATGGCGAGACAATAGCGATCCAAGTTACAAGCAAGTCAAACCTTTCTGCTCGCAAGCACAAGATCGAAGAAGCAGAGGCTTACCCTGAGATGATTCGTTCAGGGTGGCGGGTGGTGCTACATGGGTGGTTCAAGGAAGGCAACAGGTGGCAACTGAAAGAGGTTGAACTGTGATCTACACGCTAGCCAACGAAACTGCCAGAAAACGCGCACTGGAAGCCGTGCAACGCGCTAAAGCTGGGTGGGTGGTATCTATCCAGCCACCCAACCGAACAAGCGCTCAGAACTCGTTCTATTGGGCCACGCTAACAGCGATCAGCGAGCAGATCAGGCCGCAGGGTAAGGAGCACTCGCCCGATATTTGGCACAGCTACTTCAAGGCTCGCTATCTACCTGGGAGGGTTGTAGAGCTTCCGAACGGTCAGATTGTCGAGCAGGAGCCGACGACTACAGGGCTTACAAAGGGTCAGTTTTCAGACTACGTTGAGAAGGTGTTTGCATGGGCGACGAATCACGGGTTGACGATGACGGACGAGATGTCTGTTTTGCGTGTGGACGCCGACACGACAACGCACGACTCATCAGCCTCCCTACTGGCACCGTAGGTCTACAGTCGAGAGAGTACGCGCTCTATTGCGAGGCTCAGACGGTTTTACGCTGGCCTCTTAGGAAACGCAGGGAGCATCTGGAGCAGGTAGAGAAGGCCAGAGGGATGCCAGCTAGACGGGAGTTAGAGGAGGAGATGAAGCGATGTTTCGCAGCAAAGCGTGGTTGAAGGCGGTCGCCTCTCTATCTTGTCAGCGATGCGGTCTAGACGGTCAGACACAAGCCGCACATGCGAACTGGGGTGCATACGGAAAGGGGATGGGGATGAAAGCGCACGATTGCTTCGTTGCAGCACTCTGTCAGCACTGCCATTTTGCCATCGACCAGGGGGCGAAGATGTCAGGAGAGGAGCGTAGAGAAGCGTGGGAGGATGCGTTCAGAAAAACTTTAGTGCAGTTGGTTCAGAGTGGTCTTATCAAAGCGAGGTAAACATGAAGAAAGTAGCAGTAGGTCTGTTGTTCTCACTTGTTGCGAGTGTTGCTTACGCTGCTTGCAGCACGCACACATACACAATCAACGGCAGGATGGTGACTTGCACTACCTGTTGTTTCGGGGGGAATTGCAATACCAATTGTTTCTAGCAGGGTTGCCTGTAAGGTTGGTGTAAGGCTTTACAGGCAAACTTTGTTTTCGTATGATCGTTCTGCGCCGTGAGAAGCGCATAGCAGGTCAGCGGAACAGTCTTTATCGGGCTGGTCTATCTGACCGTTTCTAACCCGTCCTGGGTGCGACCTGCCGGAATTCTCACCGGATAGGCCAGCACCGATGGAGATTGTTCGTGCATTACTACCATCACCACATCGGTGATTTCGTCAAGGCGACCGCTAGGCTGACAGATGCTCAGTCGATGGCGTACCTGCGCCTGATCTGGATGTACTACGACCGTGAGCGCCCACTTCCAGACGACATAGAAGCCCTCGCTTTCCAGCTTGGGACTGACGAAAAAACCGTTCACCTTATCCTTGTATCGTTCTTCAGGCTCGAAGATGGGCGCTGGCACCACACCCGCTGCGACGCTGAAATCAAGGAGTACAAGGAGCTAATCAACAAAAGAAGCAAGGCTGGCAAAGCATCTGCTGAACACAGGACCAACACAAGTTCAACACCTGTTGAACAAGTGTCGAACACACAGCCAACAGATGTTCAACTAACCAATAACCAAGAACCAGTAACCAGTAACCATATAAAAGAAAAGCAACCGCGCTCAACGCGCTTTGATCTTCAGGAGATGCCGGACGAGTGGGAGCAATGGTGTCGCAAGAAGCGTCCAGAGCTAAACCCGCGTGAGACGTTCGATGCGTTCCGCGACTATTGGATCGCGCAGCCTGGAAGCAAGGGGTTGAAGGCCGATTGGCTGGCGACGTGGCGCAACTGGGTTCGCAACACTAGGGTTTCCACCAATACACAGCAAGCTAAAAATGACCGAAAGTCTGAACTGATTTACGGGACTGGGAGCGGTCAAGATGACTTTATCGACATGGAGTATGCCAATGCCATCCCGCTTTCCATACGCTGAACGCATGATGCTTCACTTTTCGGTGATGTACGGAAACCAGAAGGTGAAAGCGATGTACATGGAGGACGACAACGGCATCATGGCTGCGAACGAAGCGTGGGAGACGTTTCTCCGCAAGACAAAGCCTGAAGTTATCCGCAAGGTTATCGACAACCTGCCGAGCCTTGGGCGCGATTGGCCTCCCAGTTTGTCGGAGTTTATGGGGATGTGCCGCGACTTTGATCGTGTCGAGCAGCGTCAAACCGTGTCGTTGCCAGCGCCGAAGCACGTCACCGAGGAAGGCAAAGCGATTCTTAAACAGATGAAAGAGATGCTAGAGAGCAAAAAAGTGAGGTTGTGATGTCTGCTTGCACGAGTTGTGGGGGATGGAACTCGAAGGTCAAAGAAAGTCGGAAAGACACTAGGTTCGGATACAAATGGCGGCTGCGGGATTGTTCCGATTGTGGGCACCGCTGGAGCACATACGAGGTTCCTGTTGACTTGCTAGAGGTCGATGGTGGCAACGAAAACGGGAAGCTGGAGCGATGAAACCGGATGCAGGTTTCGTCGCAGAACAGGCAAACAGGATGAAGGAAATCATTCAGAACAGAGCAGCACTCAACAGGGATGACCTGGAATACGTTGTCGAGCGTGTTGCAAAGCTGAAAGACGAGCGATTGCAACAATGTGTTGCCGAGCTAATCGGTTGGGGAGACGACGAGCGTGCAGAGTTGGAGACGTTTATCGCTGTTGCAATCGAGGTAATGAAGCGAACCAACGTATCGAAACTACGCGAATGTGCTCGGATCGTTGAGTTGAGATTCCTGGCGGGAGAGTTGAGTTGAGTCCGTCTGAGATTGTTGATGAGCTAGAGGATGACTTGCGAGTCATTGCGATCAACCTCAGTCACCAAGCAGGTTTGTCTGACTGTAGGAGGAAAGTATTCCTGCGGCACGTCAACAAGTATGTGCAAGACCTGAGTATCGTGTTTGCACAAGACGAGTGTAAGTGTCGGAAGTGGATTATTAGGGATAAGTGGCGTGGATCACCTAGCCATGCAAAACGGATCGAGATTTTACGAATTAACCTGGGAGCTAAATAAGATGAACCGAGACGACATTATCCGCATGGCGCGGGAGGCTGGACTGTTGCGAAGTGGAGATGGATGGACAGAGCCTCACCGCTGGGGAATTACCGAAATTGAACGCTTCGCCGCCCTTGTCGCCGCAGCCGAACTCAATCGATGTGTGCTGATCCTAGAGCGCCTGCACGAGCGATCTGGAGGGCAGTACAACTACTACTTGCACGCAGCCAAAGTGCTGAAGGGGGAGGTATGACCGAAGCCTTCTTCATCGGCTACGCAGTCGGAATCATCATCGGCTATGTGATCTGGGCACCGGAGACGCGGTTCAAGCGGAACTTTGTTAATGGTCTGACGTTGCGGTTTTTGTGGAGGCGGAGATGAGCATCGAGGTAATGCGACAGGCGCTGGAAGTGCTGGAGCAAATCAACCAACTTAGCATCGGAGAGAACGCTATCGCTCTGCCGGGTGAGATTGATGCAGCGATGGACAATCTCCGCGCTGCCATCGAGCAGGGTGAGAAGCCGGTGGCGTGGGTTTGCGAAGGAATTTCGTCCGACGAAAAACACAGCATCGACTATCAGCAAGAGGATATTGATGCACTGCCTGTTGGCACGATGCTCTACACCACCCCACCCGCAGCACCGCGCCAATGGGTCGGGCTGACGGATCAGGAGATCGAGGACGATTGGGAGAGGGTGACAGGACACAGCATACTTGGAGGCAACCGTAGCGACGGGCGCACCATGTTTTTGTCGCCAGATGAGGTGGTTCATTACACACAATCTATCGAAGCAAAGCTAAAGGAGAAGAATGCGTAAAGACACCTGTTCTAAATGCGGTGGGCTGGAAGGCTACACCGAAACAATCAAAGACAACCACGTTGCGGAGGTTCATTTTTGTCATGACTGCGGAAAAGCATGGTTTAGGCACTACAGAGGATCGGCTTGTGAACTGGGCTGGCTGGATCAACAAGCTGGAGCCAGTGGACAGGATGGATGCGAAACTGATCGACCAGACGATTAGAACGCTACCGGAGGAAGTCCGACAGGCTGTCAAAGCTGTTTACGTTCAATGGCCGAAGCAGAGCATCTATTTCGTATCTGCCGAGCTTGCCATGCCTCCGACCTGGATCAACCGCGCAATCACACGGGCGAAAGATGCGATCAGCAGAGCCTGAAATACGACTACTATCCGCTGTTGTAAGTCTGGCTGTGCGTGACACAATGCACACTCCAATTGGTAAGAAAGACTTACAGCTACAGCCGGAATCTGCATCAGCGTTCGACTTCTTGTTAACAGACACATCAGACGGATACTTTGACCTGCTGAACATTGACCCTGGTCACTACCGTAGAAAACTGATTGAGGTGATGAATGACACCAGTAATTCCAATGTCCCGTTCAAAGCAATCGACCGTAGAACATTCCGAATCAACCACAAACTCTGGAAAAGACAATATGATCGACTGGGTGGAAGGGTATCTAGAGATGCAGAGGATGATGAAGCAGATGCACGATGCGATGCTGAAGAAGCGAACGACAGAAGCGCTTGAACTGTGCGTCCAAATCGCTGCAACCGCTCGCCTAACCGCATACAAGATCAAACTAGATGATTCCGAAAATACTGCACTTCATCTGGGTCGGTGACGAAACCAAAGCGCCACTGCAAACCATCCAAAAGTGGAAGAACCTCAACCCTGACTTTGAAGTAAACCTGTGGGGCAACTCCGACCTATCGAAAGGTTGGAGGCTTGCCAAGCACATGAAGCACTTCTGGAAAACAGAGCTTTGTGGCGTTGCAGACTGTATGCGCTGGGAGATACTCTACGAACACGGCGGAATCGCGCTAGACGCTGATTCTGAGCCTTCTAGGGCCATTCCTGAGTGGATGTTAGAGCCGGATGTGTGGTGTTCGTGGGAGTCGGAGCTTCTTAGACCTGGGTTGCTGTCCAACGGCGCAGTAGGTGCAATTCCTGGGCATCCGTTCATCGGTCAGATAGTGGATGACCTGATGCACGACGAACCTGGAGAACTGATGGCATGGCAGTTCTGTGGTCCGACACGGTTAACGAGTACCTGGGTGAACAACCAGTACCGCGACCTTACAATCTGGCCCAGTCACTTCTTTCTGCCGGATCACTTTGCTGGCCTCCCGTATTCCGGGGAGATGGTGTTTGCTCGGCAGGAGTGGAAATCAACGCGAGGTAAATGGTGATTTTGTTTATCGTAACTTCTGCGATCAACGGCGATGCTCAACGGTTGTACGAGACACAACAAACGATTGAGAGCATTCACCGAGCGTGTCCGATTGCGTCAATCTGGGTGTTGGAATCCAGTTTCGAGCATCAGAATGTGATATTCCCTCGGGCGACGGTAAAACACTACGGATCGCAGTTCATTCAAAACGTTCGCAAAACAAACCGAGACGTTGCGTATATTAAGAACGCTATCGAGTTGCACACAACGATAAGCATCCTGCACGACATCCCAAACCGATACAGTCACGTTTTCAAGATTTCCGGTCGGTACACGCTAACCGAGCACTTCAACATAGAGGCTCACGTTGCGAACAAAGCGACGTTTGCCCAGGCTAGGCGTACAGGCTACCCATTGGACTACGTTGGGACGGACGGAATGCTGATGACTCGGCTCTACTCGTTCGACTACAACGTAATCCCGCAGATGTTGGAGACGTTGGAGCATATAGAGGCGTTCTTTCACGAGCAGTGGGACGGTGGAAAGGTGTTCGACATGGAGCATGGCTTCTATAAGTTCTTGCCCCGTGACATTCTTAACGAAGTCGGTAAAATAGGTGTTAGGGGCCGGATTGGGCATCTAACTTCTATTGTCGAGGACTGATATGCCGATCACTAGCAAAGCGCAGCAACGTCTGATGTACGCAGCCGCTGGCAGTAAGAAGGTGGCGAAGCAGACTGGCGTTCCGATGTCTGTGGCAAAGGAGATGATTGCCAAGACTCCTAAGAAAGCCTATAAGAAGATGCCAGCCAAGAAATGAAAGCTATCTGGGACAAGCCCCGTCCGAAAAAGCTGGGCAAGCCTGATCCGCTGTCGAAGAAAGAAAAGAAGTCAGCGAAGGCAATGGCGGCTGCTGCTGGCCGACCCTACCCTAATCTCGTGGACAACATGAGAGCAGCGAGGAAGAAATGAAGTGTCCACTCGTTACTAGCGATGCCAAGCTGAACGACGCCAACCGAGAGAAGGCGGTCGATAAGGCTGATTACGGTGAGGCAGAGGAAGGCGCAGAGTACACGTGTGAGAACTGTGCTGCGTTCATCCAGTCAGACGAGATGCAGGGTTGTCTGGAAAACGGCATTGCCAAGGACATGGAAGAAGAAGCAGAGGACATGGGCTACTGTGCCCAGTTGGATTTCGTCTGCTCCGAGGACATGGTTTGCAGCAAATGGCTAGGTGGGCAAGCCAAGCACAAGGGCGGCATTGTCATCAAGATTGCTGGGATGATGGACGATGATTAAGCGTGGCAGCGAATCGTTCTCAGGCTACAACAAGCCCAAGCGAACGCCTGGACACCCTACCAAGTCTCACGCGGTGCTGGCAAAGTCTGGCGATGAGGTAAAGCTGATCCGTTTTGGTCAGCAGGGAGTGTCTGGAAGCCCCAAGCGAGAGGGTGAATCTGCCGCTGACAAAAGGCGCAGAGAGTCATTCAAGGCCCGACACGCTGAGAACATCCAGAAGGGCAAGATGTCAGCCGCTTATTGGGCCAATAAGGTCAAGTGGTGAGGATAACGATAAGCGAAACCCCGTTCTGGCACGCTATCGTCGAGGATTTCTTCGAGGAGGCGGATGAAATAGCGCGAGAGTTCCCGCATCCAGACGATGACTGCTGGTTCCGCTACGATAATCCGCTGGAGATCAAGCAGACCTGCAACAACTGGCAACGGTTCGGCCCAGCTACCTACCGAGCCTTCCAGAGTATGTGTGAGACTGGGTTCACCATGTTTCTCAGCCACAAGGCCGGAGACGTACTCTATCCAGACTACGGGTTACACGGTGGAGGACTGCATCAGCACGGCAGAGGCGGCAAGCTAAACGTCCATCTGGACTACAACCTGCATCCAAAGCTAAATCTTCAGCGCAGGCTCAACATCATCGTTTACATGACTCCCAACTGGGACGAAGGCTGGGGTGGGCATCTAGGGCTGTACGACAAGAACCGGAAGCTAGTAAAGTCAATCGAACCTTACTTTAACCGCGCAGTAATATTCGACACTCGCGGGTCATGGCATGGTCTGCCGGAGCCGATAACCTGCCCAGAAGATGTCACCAGAAACAGTCTGGCAATGTATTACTTATGCGACCCTGGTATTACGGATGGACGGAAACGCGCCTTATTCGCTCCGACAGAGGATCAGGCAGGCGACCCACAGATTGACAGGCTAATATCAGAACGTAGTAAAATGTAAAGCGCATGACCCAATAGGAGTGCGTATGCAAGTAGAACAAATCAGCATTGAGAAGCTGATCCCTTACGTTAACAACGCCAGGACTCATTCTGACGCGCAGGTTGCACAGATTGCAGCGTCGATCAAAGAGTTCGGGTTTAACAATCCTGTTCTGATAGCCGACGACAACAGCATCATTGCTGGCCACGGCAGGGTGATGGCCGCTCGTAAGCTAGGCAAGGATACGGTTCCCGCGGTAAGGTTGTCGCACCTGACGGAGATGCAGCGCAAGGCTTACATCCTGGCAGACAACAAGTTGGCGCTGAACGCTGGTTGGGATGACGAGTTGTTAAGGATAGAAATAAAAGAATTGTTAGACAACCAATTTTCAATGGACTTGCTTGGGTTCGATGTTGAAGAAATAACAAGATTGATGGATGCAGGAATTTCGTTGCATGAACCAGAGGAACAAAAATATTCTGAAGTGTTCAACATAATTGTTGAGTGCAAAAACGAACAAGAACAAGAGCGCGTTTTCAATGAACTAGATGAAAAAGGTTACAAATGCCGAGTGCAAAGTTTGTAATTGAAACGTCTGTTGGAAGTTCGTTCCGCGTTAACAAAATCAAGTCAATGTTTGATGTAGATGTTGACGTTGTAAAAAAAGAATTTGACGTTAATATCCCGATTGAAAATATTGAATGGAATATTGGTTTAATTGTTGGTGCGTCCGGTTCAGGAAAAACAACAATTGCAAAAAAATTGTTTGCTGACTTTGATGTGTTTAATGGGTTTGATTGGCGCAGTTCATCTTTGGTTGATGATTTTTCACAAGAATTTGGCGCAAAAGAAATCACAGAGTCTTTGAGTAGTGTAGGTTTTTCGTCACCTCCTGATTGGTTAAAACCATTTGCGGTGTTGTCGAATGGTCAAAAGATGAGGGCAGAATTGGCGCGGGTTATGTTGGAAGCAAAAAAGCCAATTGTGTATGATGAATTTACTTCTGTTGTTGATAGGCAAGTTGCAAAGATCGGAAGTTCGGCAATTCAAAAATTTATTAGAAAAACCAACAAGCAGTTTATTGCTTTAAGTTGTCATTACGACATAGAAGAATGGTTGCAACCTGACTGGGTGTTCGATGCTAATGAAAATCGATTTTTTCGGAGGTCGCTTCAACGACCAGCGATCAACATTGGAATCAGAAAGGCAACGCAGAATGAATGGAGGTTATTTGAAAACTTTCATTATTTAAGTTCTGAGCACAACAATGCTGCACACAAATACATTGCAGAAATTGACGGAGTTCCAGCCGCTTGGTGCAGTGTGTTGCACTTCCCGCACCCGGTTGTGAAAAATATGAAACGTATTCACAGAATTGTTGTTAGGCCGGATTATCAGGGCATAGGTCTTGGTGTGCGGTTTATGTCAGAAATAGCCGCTTTGTACAATGCTCAAAAACACAGAGTGTCTTTAGTTACGAGCGCCCCTTCGTTTGTTCATGGGTTGCAAAAACGCAAGGATTGGGTGATGACGAGAAAGCCGGGGCGAGTTGGCAAAACATCAGGGGTGTTGGCTGGGTCAACTTCAGATGCTAGGCTTACCGCTACGTTTGAATATGCAAAACTTTCGGACATAAAAAATGCAAGGCAAGCGGCATAAACCGTCAGATGAGGATCGTCGGCTAGTAAAGACGCTATCCGCTGTCGGGGTGCGCTACGTTGACATTGCCGACAAGCTACAGATTGACCATGACACGCTGACAAAGCATTACAAGCAGGAGCTTACTGAAGGCAGGATGGAGGCCAATGCTGCTGTCGCGCAGACGCTTTTCCAACAAGCAAAGGCAGGAAATACCGCTGCAATGATCTTCTGGCTCAAGACTCGAGCAGGGTGGCGCGAGCATAATGTGGTTGAACACGCGAACGCTGAAGGCGAACCGCTTAAAATGGCAGTGACATGGGCGTCAGAGAAATCGTAATCCCTTACGCTCCGCGGGAGCCGCAGATTGAGATACACGACGCTCTCAATACGCATCGCTTTGCGGTTGTTGTGGCTCATCGGCGTCTAGGCAAGACTGTCAGTGCCATCAACCAGCTAATCAAGTCAGCGGTGATGTGCCAGTTAGAACGACCGAGATATGCCTACATTGCCCCAACCTACAGCCAAGCCAAGCGAGTTGCCTGGGATTACCTCACCCACTTTGCTAACCCGCTCGGTGGAACAGCCAACATCTCAGAGTTGCGAGTCGACTTCTGGGACCGTAGGATCGGGCTATACGGATCGGACAACCCAGATTCACTTCGCGGAAGTTACTTCGATGGAGTGGTTCTCGATGAGGTGGGGGATCAAAACCCGAAAATCTGGAACGAAGTAATCCGACCAGCCCTAGCCGACCGGAAAGGCTGGGCACTGTTCATCGGGACCCCAAAGGGCCAGAACCATTTTTTCGACCTACGCAACCGCGCTATCGGTGAGCCTGGGTGGAAACTCCTAGAGTTTAAGGCTAGCCAAACCAAGATCATTGCCCAGGCTGAACTAGACGACGCTTTGCGGGAAATGGGTCAAGACAAGTACGACCAAGAGTTCGAGTGCTCATTTCATGCTGCCATTGAGGGTGCGTACTACGGACACCAACTCAACCAGATGGAAGGGGAGGGGAGATTCTGCGAGATCAAGCGGGACGACCTTTGCAAGACCATCTGTGCGTGGGACTTGGGTATCGGTGACTCTACGTCTATCTGGGTGGCACAGGTTCACGGGCAGGAAGTAAGGCTTCTGGATTACATAGAGAACCACGGTGTTGGTCTGGATTGGTACGTCCGAGAGCTACGAAACCGGGACTGGCACAAGGCTGAGAACATCGTCCCGCATGACGTACAGGTAAGGGAGCTAGGCTCCGGCAAGTCCCGTCTCGAAGTCTTGCAAGCCGCTGGGCTAGAGTGTCGGATTGCTCCGCGCTTGTCTGTCGATGACGGTATCCAGGCTGTCCGTAGGCTACTGCCGCGCTGCTGGTTCAATGTTCCGGCGGTAAGTGAAGGGTTGAACTGTTTGCGGAACTATCGACGGACGTTCGACGAGAAGCAGAAAGTGTTTTACGATAGACCACTACATGATTGGTCTAGTCATGGCTCTGATGCCTTTCGTTATCTTGCGATTGGGCTGAACGAAACGCAGTCCAGTTGGGGCAAGCCGATCAACGTACAAACTCGCTGGATAGTGTGATGGATGAAACCGATCTCCGCAGATTGCTATTGATGATGGCGCAAGAGCGTTTGCCTGTAGATATTTCCGGGCAAAACCTGACGTTTAGGGGTGTCCCGCAAATGCCGGAATCTGCTCCGCAGGAATTACAGAGCATTGCAAGCCAATTCGCCAGACTAGGCGCAAAGCAGGAAACCCCTCTCGGAACGGTTGGTGTCAGTTACGGGAATGAGCCTGGACAAGCGCGGCGTCAATTGACTTACGAAAATCTGCTTGGCGGGTTGCTTGGGGTGAAAGGCGAAGTTGGCGAGAACTACAAGAAAGGTTCTATTGGGTTTTCTCCAACGCCAAACGTAGATGTCTCGGCCACAATGTCGCAAGACCAGTTCGGAAACCTTGTCCGTTCACTTCAAGCACAGTACGTTAAGAAGCTAAACGAGGACTTTTTGTTAGGTTTGATTGGTAAAGCAGGAACGAATCCCTATGTTGGATTGCAAATGCAAGGGCGTTTCTGATGCTGATGCCACAAGGTAATATTGTTACTAAACGCGAATTTGACGCGCTGGCTAAACTCGTTGCCGAGCTACAAAAGCAGGTTGAGGAGTTGAAAGCCAAACCCGAAAAACGCCCGTACACACGGCGAGAGGTTCAAGATGGATATCGGTAGGCTACAAGGCATCCTGCAAGCAGAGATTGACGATGCTATCGGGATGCTCGACTCTGAAACGACAGAGGAACGCGGTCAGTCAATCGACTACTACCTCCGCAAACCTTACGGCAACGAGGTAGAGGGACGCTCTCAGATCGTTACCGGCGAGGTTGCTGAGGTTGTTGATGGTGCGCTGCCGCAACTCATCCGCGTATTTACCGCAAGCGATGACCTAGGCAGGTTTGAGCCTGTAGGCCCAGGCGACGAGGAAGGCGCGAAACAGGCGACCGACTATGCAAACTGGGTGTTCTACAAGGACAACCGGGGTTTTGCGCTGTTGCACGACTGGTTCAAGGACGCTCTGCTGGAGAAAACCGGCACGCTGAAAGCGTACTGGGAGCAGAAGATTGACGTTAACGAGGAGGCATATCGTGGTCTGACTGACAACGAGCTTCTCCTGTTGATGTCAGACGGTACTCGGCAGATCGTTGCACAGGAGACGATTACCGAGGAAGTCGCGTCTCCGATGGGAGCCATGCAGCAGACGACGCACAATGTCGTAGTGCAGAAGCGCATCAACTCTGGCCGGATTCAGATTGACGTAGTGCCTCCCGAGGAACTGATTGTCAGCAAGAAAGCCACTTGCGTAGAGGATGCGCCCTTCATTGCTCACAGGAGGCTCGCCACGCGATCAGAACTGATTGCGATGGGGTTTGACCCTGACCAGATCAACTCGCTGCCAGCGTACAACTCTCTGGACTTTACCGAGGAGCGACTTGCACGATACTCGCCTGGAGAGGAACCGTTCGAGCAGGAGAGTCTTGACGAGACGATGCAACAGGCCGAGGTGTACGAGTGCTACATCTACGTTGACTTCGACGGTGATGGGATTGCTGAACTCCGGCAGATTTACTACTCTGGCCAGCAGATTCTGACCTGGGCAAACGGGACTGAAGCCAACATCAAGACGGATTACATTCCCTTCCATGTAATCTGCCCGATGCCTGTCCCGCACAAGTTTTTTGGTCAGTCGCTTGCTGATCGGGTGATGGACATCCAGCTTATCAAGTCCACGATTACCCGCCAGATTCTCGACAATATCTACCTCATCAACAACGCTCGCAGTGCTGTTGTAGAGGGGCAAGTCAACCTGGACGACTTGTTGAATGTCACTCCGGGTGGAGTTGTGCGGACGAAGGCTCCGGGGATGGTGCAGCCGATTACCGTTCCTGATGTGACTGGTTCTGCATATCCGTTGCTTGGCTACTTTGATAGCATCCAGTCGAAACGGTCTGGTGTGTCTGATGTCCAGCAAGGTCTAGACCCGAACATCCTGCAAAACGTGACCGCTGCGGCTGTTGCTGCTACGACTCAGGCCGCGCAGGGGAAACTGGAGCTAGTCGCACGCATCTTCGCTGAGACGGGCGTTAAGAGCCTGTTTAAGGGCATTCTGCATCTACTCTGCAAGTATCAGGACAAGCCTCGTCTGATTCGGATGCGCGGCAAGTATGTCGAGATGGACCCGCGAGAGTGGTCAAACCAGTATGACGTTTCGATCTCTGTCGGACTCGGGACTGGATCGAAGCAGGAGCAGATGGCGATGCTCCAGATGGTTCTGGCAAAGCAGGAAGCTATTCTGCAAGCCTACGGTCCTGCTAATCCGCTCGTGTCTGTCGGACAGTATCGGGCGACTCTTGGGCGGTTTATCGAGGCGGCAGGGTTTAAAGACTCAGCAGAGTTCTTCAAAGAGATTCCGCCTGAAGTCGATCAAGCCCTATCTAATCCACCTCCGCAGCAGCAGCAGCCGGGGCCGATGGATGCCATGCTTGCCCAGGCTCAAGCCCAGATTGAAATCGACCGGCAGAAGGCTCTGGCAGACATTGAAACAAAGCGCATCAAGGCTCAGGCTGACATTCAACTCGCACGCGAGAAGGCCGCTGCTGAACTTATGCTAAAGCGGGAGGAGTTTCAGGTAGAGGCTCAACTGAAAGCAGCAAAGGTCGGTGCTGGCATTTCCGCTAACGTGGAGATTCCAGGTTGAACCCGGAACGCGCTGCGAATCTAATGCGGGATGAGGAGTTTGTTGCTGAGTTAAACAAACTCCACGATCTGCAAATCCAGACGATTGTGAACTCGCTAGAGCACGATGTTGACGTTAGGGAAAATGCGTATAGAATGATTAAGGCGCTTTCAGTTATTCGTTCACATTTCCAGAGTATCGCTGATACGAAAGAGATCGAACGCAAACGCTGGAAGATTTTGTAACTTGTAACGGGTGAATATGGACACGACTCCTAACGGAAGTGGACCGCTGAGTGTTGACGGTGCAGCCAACGCGATTCTTGGGCTAATGGGACCAGAGGAAGGTGACGAACCGACTCCCGAGGTTTCACAGGAGCAAGAGACGCAGGTTGAGCAGGAGACGCAGGAAGTTGAGGAAACACCGCGCTACCGGGTGAAAGCCGCAGGTGAGGAACGCGAAGTTTCTTTGGACGACTTGATTAAGTCTTACCAGCTTGGCACTGATTACACGCAGAAAACCCAGGCGCTTGCCGAGCAGCGAAAGGCTATCGAGGCCGAAAAGGCTGCGGTAGAGCAAGCAAAGTCCCTCCGCGATCAGTATGCACAACGGTTAGAACTAATTGAAAAGGTTCTATCGGAGCAGAACAAAACGGAGGATATTGAACACCTGAAAGATACTGACCCTATTGGTTATGCCGTAAAGGTTGCCGAACTTTCTCAACGGGAGAAGCAACTAACTGCCGTTCAAGCCGAACGCTCTCGCCTTGCTCAACAGCAACAAGCGGAGCAACAGCAGCGACTGCAAGAGGTGCTGGCTCAAGAAGCTGAGAAGGTTGCCCAGGCAATTCCTGAGTGGAATAGCGAAAAGGGAGAGGATGTCCGTAAAGACATTCGCACTTACGCGAAAGGTCTAGGCTTCTCGGATCAGGAACTTTCACAAGTCTATGACAGCCGAGCAGTGCTAACGCTCTGGAAGGCCGCGCAGTACGACAAGCTGATCTCTAACAAGCCGGAAGTCACTAAAAAGGTGAGCGAGGCTCCGAAGATGATGAAGCCCGGAACTGCGAAGGTATCGAATCCAGAATCGGATGCGCTGAAAGCTGAACGAAACCGCTTGCGTAAATCTGGCAAGGCTAGGGACGCAGCGACCATCTTTGAACGATTCTTGGCATAGGAGCAATCATGCCCACCTTTACCGCACACACGGCCATTGGCCAGCGCGAAGACCTTATCGATGTCATCTACGACATCAGCCCGACCGAAACCCCGATTATGAGCACTCTGGCTCGCACCAAAGCGACCGCAGTGTTTCACGAGTGGCAATCGGATTCCCTGGCCGCTGCAACGTCGGCTAACGCTGCTGTTGAAGGCGCAGACGCTGTGTCGGCAACCATCAGCCCGACCACTCGTCTCGGCAATTACACGCAGATCGTTCAAAAGACGATTCAAGTGTCCGGCACGCTCGAAACGGTCAACAAGGCCGGTCGGCGCTCGGAGAAGGCTTATCAGTTGTCGAAAGCCGCTGCTGAGTTGAAGCGGGACATGGAAACCATCATCACTGCCAACCAAGGGCGTGACGCTGGTTCATCGTCTGCTGCTCGCAAACTCGGCGCGATTCTGTCGTGGATCAAGACCAACACCTCGAAAGGCACGTCTGGCACTGACCCGACGACCATCGGCGTATCGACCCGTTCTGATGGCGCTACTCGGACTTTCACCGAGCAACTTCTGAAAGATGTTATCGCTGACGTTTTCGACAGTGGTGGCAACCCGACGATGCTTACCGTTGGTTCTGGTCTGAAGCAGAAAGCCAGTTCGTTTGCCGGTATCGCTGCCCAGCGGTATATGGCTCCTGGCGACCAGCCGACGACCATCGTGGGGGCCGCGGATGTCTATATGAGCGATTTTGGTTCAATTTCAATCGTTCCGAATAGATTCCAGCGCACCCGTGACGCACTGTTGCTCGACCCTGAGTACGCAGCCCTTGCGTATTTGCGCCCGTTTGCGACGACCGATCTTGCAAAAGTCGGCGACAGCGAGAAAACGCAGCTTCTGTGCGAATTCACGCTGGAGATGCGGAACGAAGCCGCTCATGGCGGGGTGTTCGATCTTGACCCAGCGCTGTAACTCTTAACGGAGTGGACGCCCCTGCTTTCGAGTGGGGGCGTTTTTATATGCCAAGACTATTCTCAGTAAACGATAACTCAATCACCGTGGCTCATGACACGGATGGTGGAGTGATTTTGGAAACCAGACAGGATGTTTCCCAAATCATCGAAGCAAATAAGAAGCAGTACAACGAGACAACTAACAAGTACGACGACGTAATCACACACGTTGCTCGCTTGCCGCTGACTGTTGTTGACGATCTGAACCGCAAGCGGGTGATGCAAGGGTTCAAGGTCATCGATCAGAAGGCGTTCAAAGCCTTCCTGAACCATCCTGACAACCGATTTTTTAGAACTCATCCGGGGCACATTTGAAAGTCGCTATCTGCGTACCGTGTCGAGATGAAGTGATGGCAGGGTTCTGCTTCGACCTTGCAAGGCTGTGTGCATACGAGGCAAAGCGTGGGGTGAACGACATTCAACTCCTGCAAATGCCTGGGACGCTGATCTTTACCCAGCGCGAGAAACTCGCTGCCGAGGCTCTGGAGTGGGGGGCGGACCAACTGTTATGGATTGACTCTGACCAGCGATTCCCTGCCAACACGCTAGAAGTCCTGCAATCACGGCAGGTTACGATGGTTGGGGTGAATGCTACGACCAGACGCGAGCCTATCCTGCCGACTGCGCTGAACCTAAAGATCGAACGCGAGATGTTGCAAGGTAAACCAACGGGTGAGCCTTATCAGGTTTGGCACAAGGTCGAGAGCCGGGGGAAGAAGGGAATTGAGCAGGTGACAGCAGTAGGGTTTGCGTGTACCCTTGTCAACAAAGAAGTTTTCGAGAAGGTTCCGCGCCCGTGGTTTGATGTCATCTGGACAGATCATGGGAACGTCATCGGAGAGGATGTAACATTCTGCGTCCGGTGCATGGAAAACGATATACCTGTCTGGGTGGATCACGAGTTGTCGATGCACATCGGACACATAGGGGTCAAAACCTTCGGCTGGGATGACGTAAAGCATGGCCCTAACGACCTACAGCGATCTGCAAAGCGCAATCGCAAGCTATCTCGCAAGAAGTGATCTGACCAGTCAGATACCGGATTTCATCCGTCTGGCTGAGATTCGCTTGCGCAGAGAGCTACGCATTCGGCAGATGCTGCGTTCTGTCACCACGACCACGACTGGTGGCGATGACACGGTGCAGCTACCGTCCGACTTCCTGCAAATCCGTGATTTGTATACGGATGGTGAGCCGGTCTACCCGTTGAACTACATGACGCCGAGCCTCTTTACTCGCAACTCCCGCAGTTACGAGTCAGGCAGGCCGGTGGACTACACGATCCTAGCGGATGAGTTTAAGTTCGCCCCGACGCCTGATACCGCATACACGTTGGTGATGCTGTATTACTCCGCTCCTGCGTTCCTGTCTGACACGAACACCACGAACGTCTGGACGGTGAATGCAATGGACTGTCTCCTGTACGCAAGCCTGGGAGAAGCCGAGCCGTATCTTATGAACGACGCTCGATTGCAAGTCTGGGGTGCGCTGTACAACCGTGGCATTGCTGCGCTATCGGAGTCGGATGACAAGGCGGAGTTTTCTGCTAGCCCGTTGGTAATGAGAGTGGCGGCACGATAATGGCACTCGTACTGAAAGACCGGGTAAAAGAGACGACCAGCACGCAGGGGACGGGCACTATCACTCTGTTGGGTGCTGTCCAGGGATACCAAGCGTTTTCGTCTATCGGTAACGGCAACACGACCTATTACTGCATCCAAAGCACTACTGAGTGGGAAGTCGGGATCGGTGTTGTTGGGTCTAACACGCTAACTAGGAACAACGTCTTAGCTAGCAGCAACAACAACAACTTTGTGTCGTTTGGGACTGGTGTTAAGGATGTGTTCTGCACCTACCCTGCTACGAAATCTGTAAGTGTTGACAGTTTGCCTGTTGCAACTGCTTTTAACACTACCGCTCCAAACGATACGGTAAACGTTGCAAGCCTGACCTCTGCTGTAGCCACTGCAAATGGCGACATTGCCATTGTTGCGAAAGGTACTGGAGCAATACTTGCCCAGGTTCCAACTGGGACTATTGCTGGTGGCAACAAACGAGGCACAGGTGCGGTAGATCTACAATCAATCAGAGTTGCAGCCGAAGCTGTTGCGTCTGGGGACTACTCAGTAATTTCTGGCGGCGTCAGTAACAGAGCAACAGGTGTTTATTCTGCTTCGCTAAGTGGCTTTATAAATCAAAGTTCTGGTTCAATTAGCGTTGTTTGTGGTGGAGCAGGTAATGAGACTCCCGGGTTTTATGCTGTTGTTGGCGGTGGTGTTGGCAACATAGCGAGTGGAGATGATTCAGGGGTTGTTGCTGGGCGTAATAATCAATCACAAAACACAGGGTCATTTGTCGGTGGTGGAGATGGCAACACTGCCAGTGGTGATTATTCGACGATTAGCGGTGGACGTAACGGAACCACAAGAGGAATTCAAGGTTTCCACGCATTCCCTGCCTGTAACGCTCCGATTTCTTCGTCTGCTGGCTCAAGCCAAGCCGGAATGCTGGTTCTTGCCAAGCAGACAACAAATGCGACTCCTGCCGTACTGTGCAGCAATTCTTCTGCTGCAAGCGCAACCAATCAATTTGCGATTGCCAACAATTCCGCTGCGATGTTGTTCATTGATCTGGTGGCCTGGGATCAAACAGACTACCTGACGATGAACGGCATTAATACGCTGTTGGTCAGGGGTGCGAATGCTGCCTCTACCGTTTTGAAGTCCCCAGGTTATCTAAACTTTGAGAAAAGTTCTGGCGCTACGACTTGGACGGTTGCATTGGCTGCTGACACTACAAACGGGTGTTTGTCGATTACGGTTACTGGTCAGGCTAGCAAGACGATCCGCTGGGTTGCTCGCATCATGTCAACGGAAGTGACGTTCTGATGTTTGGGTTTTCGACCTTTGCCGATGCTCCGTTCAGTGCTCTTGTTGTAACGGAGGCCGGTGGATGGCAAGACATCAGGGGTGACTCTAATACTTGGCTCACTAAGTCAACCGACTCTAGTTTCCTGGTGAGAGCGTCTAACGGTGTTGACTACCAGTGTTCGCTGACAGTGTTATCAAGTTCTGCTGTTGGGTACGTTGTAAGTCTGGAAATTCTGGACAGTAGTGGGACAGGCTTTATCTGTTCTAGCAATTTGTGGCAAGATTCATCAACTTCGTCTAATGTGTGGGTGTAGACATGGCTGCTCCATTTTCAACGACTCCTGATAGCTGCGCTGTTAACTGCATTGCTATCACCCCAGCCGACTCTGATCTGGTTGCGCCCGTTCGTGCGCTCTACATTGGCGGGTCGGGTAACGTGCGGATCAACGATACCGGCGGTGGGTCTGTGATCTTCTACAACGTCCCTGCTGGAACGATTCTGCCGGTGATGGCTAGACGGGTCTGGTTGACTAGCACGACTGCCAGCAACATCGTCGGACTGCTGTAATGTTGCTCGGGCTTAACATAAAGCTACCCAACCGTAGATCGAGGGGTGGGTATGTGCCTGTTCCTGGCAATATGTTTATCGTCAAGGACAGTGCTGCGACAGAGTATATTGTCCGTCTTGCTGTTCGAGATGGTTCAGGAGTTGATTACACTGTCCCGGTATCTGCTAAGACAAGTGACGGTACTGAGTATTATGTTCCAGCGTATGACCCGAGCTTGTACTTGGATTATACGTCTACGTTTGAAAGTGTTCCTGGTAAGCAACCGGGCTACTATCTTGTAGATGATGTTTCTGGGAATCTCACCCAGACAACATTCTCTAGCCTTATCACCTTCAGCCGAGCATCCAACGCCACCAGATACAGCCCAAC